AAGGCGCTGGGCGCTCTTCGCATGATGTCCGGTCTCCTCGGTGGCAAGAAAGAAAAGACCGGCGAGTTGCAGCAAGCCGAAATCATGCAGATGCTTCAGAATTTGCCGCAGGCGGGTGGCGCTTCGCCAGAGGCAAAAGCAATGGCTGGTGCGCCAATGATTCCCGGTATGGCCCCGCCCGGTGGCGGTAGCCCAATGCCTCAACCAATGCAAGGAGCATAAAGATGGATCTGTTCAAGCCCCGTGGTGCCTCGTCGCCCCGCAACCCGACCACTGANCAGCAAGAGAACGGTCAGATCGTCAACACTCCGCGTTACGCCCACCTGGGTGGCCTGTCCTCGGCAAACAAGGTCAGCAAGAACAAGATGACCCTCGAGCGCCCGGTTGGCAGCAAGACCAGCCGTAAGGTCATCTGAATTCATTGGGGATAGTTATGAGCCTTGAAGACATCAGTTTTGAACAACGGGATGAACTGGCACTGCTGATGCAGCAGTTGTCAAACAATCCTGAGACTCGCAAAGACCTTCTGCGCCTTGCAAAGAAGGTTCGTCCTGATCTGCCCGTACCTGAGTTGGAAATCGAGAGTCACACCAACTCGATGGTCGAGAAGGCAGAGCAGCGCGTTCAGGCTCTTGAAGCCAAACTGCGCCAGAAGGAAGCGTTGGAAGACCTGAAGGCTCGGCGCAATTCGCTCAAGTCCAAGGGTCTTGTTCAGACTGACGAAGACATTCAAGCCGTTGAAAAGATCATGCTTGAGAAGGGCGTGACCAACCATGAGACGGCTGCTGAGTACTGGGATTGGATGAAGCAGTCGGCGGCACCTACGCCTACCGGTTACAACCCCAACCCCATCAACAAGTTTGACCTGTCGCAATACTGGAAGAATCCCCAGGGTGCGGCACGCAATGAAGCAGCAAAAGCCTTGGCTGATTTGAGAAAGAATTCTCGGTTACCTGGGTTCTGAAGCAGTAGTAGGGGATACTTTTAATCGGAGATGAACCATGCCTATCGGCGGCGGTATTCTTCCGGCTTCCGGGTCTTCGCAATACACCGAACTGACTTACGTCACTCGGCGTGCGTTCATCCCCAAGCTGGTTGTTCAGCTTTACAACAGCACTCCTCTGCTCGCAGCACTGATCGCCAACAGCCAGTCAGCCTCTGGCGGTGTGTCGCAGGTCACTGTTCCTGTGCAGGGCGCTCAGTTTGTCAACGCTCAGTGGTCTGATTACTCGGGTTCGTTCGCGCAGCCTGCTGTTCAGCAAGGCGCGTACAACGCTGAGTACAACCTCAAGCTGATGATTGCCCCGGTGCCGTTCCTCGGCATGGAAGGCGCAGTCCAGCAAGATCACGCGGTCATCCCGCTGATCGAGGCGCGGATGAATGACGCGACCAACGTGATGATGGATGCGATGGCTACGGCCCTCTACAACAACACCACGAACTCGCAACAGTTCATTGGCCTGCCTGCTGCGGTGTCCAACGCGAACCCTGCTGCCGGGAACTACGGCAACATCGACCGCTCAGCGTACACTTGGTGGCAATCGACGCAGTACGCTGCTGGCTCGGTCAACCCGACCCGGCAAAACGTGCTTCAGTACATCTCGGGTACGGTGAAGCGCGGTGCTGAGGTTCCGACCTTTGGCGTGTGCGGCTTTGGCACCTGGACGCTGCTGGCGCAAGACTTTGTCGGGCAAGAGCAGTACGTCATCACCCCCGGTCACGGTTTCGACGGCGATGCCAATGGCCCCCAGGCTGCGTTCCGCGCCCTGATGGTTGCTGGCGTACCGATCTACCCCGATCCCTACTGCCCTGAAGGTACTCTGTATCTTCTGAACACCAACTACCTGAACCTGTACATCCACGATCAGGGTTCGTTTGTGTTCACCGGCTTTGAATCGACCCTCCCGAACTGGCAGATTGGCTACGTCGGTGCGGTGCTTATGATTGCTGAGATGGTCAGCACGAAGCCCAAGTCGATGACCAAGGTCACGGGCTACAATTCACTGAGCCTGTAAGGAGAGACCGCAATGGCACTCGCACTCAACAAGATTCTGGTATCGGGCCTTGCTACCAACACGGCAGCGGCTTATCTCCAGACCACTACGGTTACTGCCGCTACCACGCCCGGTACGGTTGTTCCTGCTGGCCTGTATGTGCTGCTTCCGACCGCGAACGTGAGCGTCACCGTGAACAACGGTACGTCGCTGACCACGTGGATTGCAAACAACACGGGTGGCCTGATCATCTCTGATGGTCAGAACGTCAACCTGCTGGCCTCCAGCGGCAACATCACAACCACGCTGTTGACTGTTGACGGTGGTCAAGCCGTGAGCGGAACCTACAATAACGTCTAAGGGGTTCCAACATGGCGCAATCTGATTCCGTTGCTCAAAATACAAGCATCCAGTTTGGCAATTACCTCATTGCCAGCGCGACTGGTGTGTCTTTGGCTGCAACGGGCAATGCTGTAGCGGCGCTTCCGATCCTGATTGGCGGTATTACCGCTGGCACATCCACGGCAACGTCAGGCGCTGTGATCGTTCGTCGCGTCACCGTTCAAAACGCTTCTGCCAATGTTTCGACTGGCAACGTGACGATCCACACCAGCAACGATGGCAACACCAGCAATGCTGTGACCACCTCGGCGGGAACAACGCTGTCTTCGCTGAATGGCGTTCCAACTTTCAAGACCTGACCATCATCTCGCCGTACACCACCACGGAAGTGAATGGGTTCAATACCCAAGCATTTTATGTGCGTGTTGTTACTGCGGTTGCTGGAACGGTTGACATCCGCATTTATGGCGACACGGTGAGCGCGTAATGACCGTCTATGTGACAAACCGTTGGGAAAAGCCTCTCGCAGTCGATATGGCTGGCGTCGAGATCCAATTCCCTGTTGGTGAGATGAAAGAGATCACCGAACATCAGGCGCGTCACATTTTTGGTTGGAAGAAGGAAGATCGCACTGACAATGTGATCTTCCTTGGTCTTGCGCGTACCTCAAACGACATGCCAGAAGGTTTCAAGATTCTGGACAAGTTTGAGATCATCGAGAAGTTGCCAGAACAGAACCACTCTCTATCCCCGGTGGTCGAGCGAGTACCCTTTCCCGTTACGCGGGAGAGGGGAAAGATCGCAGCCGCTTGATAAAAATGGGATATGAATGTCTCAAACTCTGTCCAGTTACATCACAACGTGCAGGCGTCTGCTGCACGATGCGAATGCGAATTTCTACTCAGATACTGAACTGACAGACTACATCAACGGCGCTCGTGCGCGGTTGGTGAGAGACACAGGCTGTCTGCGCTCGTATCAGACAACCTCAACGGTCACCTCGCAAGAAGTCTACAACGTGTCTACCCTACCCCAGGGTGTGAACACGATGGACATCATCAACATCAACTTGATCTGGGGCAACACGCGCATCCCCCTGCGCTACCTGCCGTGGACTCAGTTCAATGCCGAACTCCGGTTCTGGCAGAACTACGTTGGGCGTCCCATTGCCTTCACGATGTATGGGCCTCAGCAGTATTACATCTCACCAGTTCCTGATCAGGTGTATGCGATGGAACTGGATACCGTTCTTCTCCCAACACCGTTGGTGAATGCTTCTGATGTAGACACAATACCCGACCCTTGGACTACGCCGGTGCCGTTCTATGCGTGCTATCAGGCCAAGTTCAAGGAACAATCGTATGGCGAGTCTGAGATTTTCAAGCAGGAATACATGAAACAGGCTCAGTCAGTATTGGCTACAACGTACACCAGAAGGATGCCCGACCCTTACAGTTCACCTTACTGACATGGCTGCGGCAGAACAAAAAAAGTCATACAAGGTCATCAAGGCGTTCAAGGGCGTCAACACCAAGGCGAACCGCACTTCCATTGATGAGGAAGAGTTCTCGTGGCTCGAGAACGCGCAGCCTGTTGGTGCATCCAACCTCAAGGTAACGAACAGCCGGTCAACCGTCTACGATAGTGGCAATACTGCCGTTACTTTTGGCAATGTCGTTACGGCTCTTACGTCCTACAGCATCAACAATCAAGACTACATCTTTGCGCCGCAAGCAGATGGGCGCATTGAGTACTACAACATTGCAACGGCTACCAAGGGCAATGTCGCTGTAGCAGGGACGTTCTCCGGCTCTGGCGTGTCCATCACGCAATGGAAGAACGAACGCATCCTCATCGTAGACCCTGACAAGGGCTACTACACTTGGGATGCGACCAACCTTGTGTCTGTAGGCTCTGTGGGGCCTGTAGCGTTCACCAACACGGGTTCTGGGTACACCTCTGCCCCAACGGTCACCATCAGCGCCCCCAACAACACCGGAGGCGTTCAAGCGCAGGCTCAAGCCACGGTTGCCAACGGAACGATCACCAGCGTCACGATCACCAATGCAGGCAGCGGCTATACGTCGGCACCAACGGTTACTGTGTCTGGTGGCGGCGGCTCGGGAGCCAACGCAGTCGCTGGCCTGATCACGTTTGCAACCGGCACGGTATCGGTCTTGGTGACGAACCCAGGTACGGGCTACACCAACGCTGCCAACACGGTTGTGACCATTGGCAACGTCACCGGCTGGACAACGCAAGCCACAGCTACTGCCATCTTGTCGGGTGGGCAAGTGCAGCAGGTTGTGATGACCAACCCTGGTGCCGGGTACACCAACTCATCCAACGTGGTGGTCACCATCACGGGTGGCGGCGGGTCGAATGCAACCGCTACAGCTGTGGTCAACACGCAGCAGAACTCGTCGATAGCCACGTTCTCGGGCAGAGTGTGGATTAGTTTTGGTCGAACGATTGCGTACTCTGCTGCTGGCTCTTACTCGGACTTCACCAGCGTGTCGGCAGGGTCTCTGACGATCACAGACTCGACGCTTCACAGCAACATCTACCAGTTGCTTGCCGCCAACAACTTCCTCTACATCTTTGGCGATGATTCGATCAACGTGTTCTCGGATGTGCGCGTTCAGTCGAACGGCAGCACCATCTTCACCAACACCAACGTAAGCGCGTCTGTGGGAACGAAGCGTCCAATGACGATCTTCCCGTACTTCCGGTCTGTGCTGTTCATGAACGATTACGGGGTGTATGCGCTGGTTGGATCAACGACAACCAAGATCTCGGATGCGCTCGATGGCCTGTTTCCGTCAATTGATTTCTCCTATCCGGCTACCGCCGGTCAGGTGCTGCTGAACAACATCCTGTGCGCGGCCTTCAACTTCCGGCAGTCCTACAACGAAACGACACAGAACACGCCCAG